TTTGGTGATAACCTGCATAATTAACCATTAACGAACCCCTTTCTCTTGTTGTTTAATAATTGTTTCTAATTTACGAATAATATCTCGTTGACCGCCACGAAAAGCCCACTCCTCACGAGTCACTTTCTCCTGATACTCCAGTGGTGGGTACATTTCTTTTAGTAGTTTTGGTACGAGGCTGTCGATTACTGGAAACTTTTTCGAGCTCATTCTTTAACTCCTCAATCTCTAATAAACGCTGTTCATTTTCATGGAGCAAGTGTCCAATAACAATAGATAATTCAGCATCAGTTAACTTTACTGCTTTTAATGCTTTGTTGAGGATCGTTTCTTTTACATACGGCATTAACATTCTCCTGACCCTGACAACAGGGTTCTATATTAGTTTTACACCATGAACATTGTTTGTGTCCATGTACATAAATACCTGTCGTTAAACGACTACAGTAATTACATCTAGTTAATTTCTCAAAATATGTCATTAACTGCAGCCACTAGTTGATCCACAGTTTGTACAGACAGTACAGACACCTGCTTGAACCACATTAGTAGAGCCACAATTAGAGCATTTGGATTGCATGTTGATCTCCTTTATACCCAAAGTTCCATAACTTAATCATCTGACCTACTTTATCGTACTCTCCATCACGAAGAATACGCACACACCAAGCCATTGTGCGACCGAATGCAATAGGATCTAGATTACATCGACCCTTATGCTCAGGACGCTCTTCCGTCCGATAGAGTTCTAGGATCTTTTTAACCCAATCATTTCTATCAGTTGAGTCTAAAAATTTATCAGCCTTTCTAGGACCAACCTTCCATAGACCCGGAATATTATCTGTAGCATCTCCAGTCATCCACTGGTGATAAAAGAAACGATCTGCCTCTTCAGTGTTAACCAAAGTGGCAGATCGTTCCTTATCGGGATTCCAATGCCAGCCGGGGGCTGACCGTAAATCTTTATCAATCGTTACAGCAATACCATCACCACTAGAGGCAGCAATACCTAAGATATCATCTGCTTCTAGTTGAGGATATTGTAATACTTCATAGCCATCAACAACAATTTCAACTGCATATTTTTTACTATCAGGCTGCATTGTAGAGTCTCTGTTAGCCTTGTAATCAGGCCACAGTCTCCGTCTAAAGTTCTGACTTCTGGGACAAGATAGAGCAAGCACAGGCTGGCATCCACGAGGAGTCCACTGCTTGATATCATGCTTCAGCCTTCCGGGTAGTTCATCAATACCCTCAGCATCAGCCCAGAACGCAGCTCGATACACTAAAATATCAGCGTCAATAATCGCTATCTTCGGCTTCTTCATCTAATTTATCTTCTAATTTTTGAATTAATTTATCTATCAAAGAGGCCATCCGTAGGGCGGGATCGTCCATACTTTTATTTGGTACAATCCCAAGAAGTTTCTTTGAAAGTTTATGAATCTCTCCGTTGAAGGAGCGAAGTGTAGCATCGTTCTCAATATAATAATCAACATCATCACATGCAATATACTCTACCTCATTTGAAAAATTTTCTGACTCATGGTTTCTCCAATCAGCATCAAGATCTTCAATCTTTCTTTTACCATGCCTAATAAATACAAGCATTCCACCTAAATCAGAACAAAGCTTAACTTCATTATCATATCTACAATCATCAACAATGACAACATATTCCCAATGTTTTTTGTTTGTAGAAATATCATTATGTTCTTTGTCCTCAATAAGTTTTAACTCTTCCAGCCAAGCATTAATCCAATGATCTGGATCTAACTGCCTTGCACTTTCACCCATTAATTGACAATAAGATCTATACTCTTTAGGGTTTTTCTCTTTTGTAAAACCATCAGCATTAGCTTTATCTTTGATAGGCTTTGCGAAGGGCAGCAATACTGGTTTCATTCCAGCCAAGAATGCGAGCTCTGCAATCTGATTCGCAGCATGGGTCTTCCCAACCCGCGCTTTGCCTGATAACATGATAATTTTCATTCTTTAATTCCTTATAAAAATCAATGGGTTTATGTTTATATTGTACCATATAGCCAGAGCTTCGTAAAATTTCTTGTGTTAATGTTGTACATAACTTTGGCTTTTTACCGAGATAATATCCAGTCAGTCTCCACAACGCAGTACCAAGAATACTACCACGATAACAACTGATAAGTCTATTCAGGATAGAGTATGTTAAATTAGTTTCGCCTAATACATGACTATAAACTGGAGACTCATACATCTTGTTAAATGTATCTCTATCACAAACTCTTGCATTAAAGTTATTGCTAGTAACGACAGTATATTTATTACCACCAAATTCTAATACAAGATTGCAATGACTAATTTTATGTGGTGTTTTTGTAAACAAAGGCTTAGTTGTAAACCATACCAGATTAGCAACTGGATCCTTTTTGAACTCATAAAAGTCTACACTAATCAGTGACATTCTGACCAGTCCTTTCCAATTTGATACTCACCATCAATGGGCATCTTACAATCAAGCTTTTCGCCTGCTTCTAGTAGAGCCTGTACTCCAAGCTTTCCTACTTCTTCTGCAATCTCAGGAGGACATTCAAGCTGCCACTCATCATGCACAGTAGCCATAAACTTAACAGGCATATCTTTAATCTTACGTTCAAACAATACCTGAGCCAGTTTCATAACAATAGCACCATCACCTTGCAATTGCACATTCAATGCTGCATGCTGGGACCGGCAAGGAACAAGCCTACCATCTAGTAGTTTGACCTTGCCGGTCTTATCAACATGAGCTTTTACATCTTCAATAACTTTTCTCAAAGCTGGAAGCCGAGACAAGAACTTCTTCTTAAGAGCGGCACCAGCATTAGCATTTTTGCCAATGATCTTGCCAATCTTTTCATTACCTGCACCATATAAGAAACCATAGAAGAAAGTCTTTGCATCGTTTCTTGTTGGTAGTCCAGCAGCATGTTGATTCTCAGAATGAATATCTCCTTCTAAGATAATCTTTGCATATGCTCCCTGATCATACTTAGCCATACGGGATGCAAGCATGCGTGCCTCTAGACCACTAGCATCAATACCAACCTGCACATTTTTAGCACTAGGAATAAACAATGCTCTTGCTCGTTTGTCACCAGATACCTGTTGCAGATTAGGTTGTGATGCCGTCATTCTACCGGTAACAGTTCCTTGTGGGTTTACCATGCCATGGATTCTACCATCTCGACTATGGGTTGCCCGTTTAATCCAGTCGGAAACTTGTCCTTGAAGTTTTGTGATATCAAAATATCTTATCAGTGTTTCTGCTTCAGGAAACTTAAGCTCACGAAGCACAGCCTCATCAACCTTTGGATTTCCCTTTTCAGTAATAGGAGGTCGCCATCCATACTTATCACCCAGTCTTTGTGCAATTTGTTTGCGTGAGCCTGGGTTAAAGATTGTTACTTTATCTTTGAGTCGCCGTCCAGTTTTCTCGGACCAACGTTCTTCAACCAAAGGTGGGAATGATTGCCTCATCTCATCTTCAATAGAGATTTTATTATATTGCAACTCTTCTTCCAGATCGTATGCAGCGTTAAGATTAAAGCAAAAACCATTAACAATTTGATTACTAATAATTCTTGTAACTTCGTGCTCCAACCAAATGGATTTGGGATTGTCATTAATAAACTCCTGTTGTGCTTCCCAAATCTTGTGAGAAACTTCTACATCTTGAATACAATACTTCAGCATCTCATCTGAGTATTCTTCCCATCCACCTTGATAGTCTTGTTTAAGACAGCCAAGAGACTTACCCCAACACTCAAGCGAGTTACCACCCAAAGGATGATCAGCTCGCTCAGGGTACATCATTCTGGAGATAATGAGAGTATCTTGTTGCTTAGTTTGAATAGGGCCGTAGAAACGTTCGAGCACAGGTACGTCATAAATCGAAATATTGTGGCCAATAATACAATCGGCATCGCGCAAACGAGAAACACCGTATCCAATATCCATACCTGTATAATGTGTAATTTCATTTTTATCAATATCCTTAATAACAAGGCAGTGCACCTGAGTTACCTCAGGTATCACTTGCCCTTTTGAATTTAAATTAATTTCGTTTAAGCCGTTGGCTTCAATGTCAAATACGAGTCGGTTCATAAGACTCTCCTTTCATTAGAAACTTACATTGCCTGCATCGGATTCCCGATACTCGACTTCCTCCAATCGTCCGATATTCCGATCATAGTACAATGCCGCAGCTACGCCGCATTTGCCAGTCAATCGGTTCTTCAGAACACGCACAGTGGTAGTGTTAGATACAACAGGATCAGGGTCTTGACGGTTACGTTCAAGTGT